CCCAAAAGGTTACCCGTCGTGTGTTTATTTAGTGGGTGTTTAAGAAAAGGTGGTATTTGGTGCTTCAGGTTGCGACTCAAAAGCAATCACTTTGTTCTTTTGGTACACGGCTCGTCGCAGGCTTGTGACAAATTGGTCAATGCCTGTGAGTTGGTGTGCAATGGCAATGCGTTGCTGGTTGTCCACATCTGTGTGTCCTGTAATACCTGTCAGCATGTCTGCCAGTTCAAACTTGTAGTGGTGCACAAACATGGCCAATTCACGATTTTTAATCAAGGTCTCTGCTTGTGATCCATAGTGTTTGACCTGATCACGCTGACCAGGTGTTAGTTTCTTCAGGTTTGAAGTGTCTACGGTGAGTCTCGTGTTGAAACTCTCCACTGTTTCTGTTTCTATCATTTCTGTTCCTTGCAAAAAAAGTCACACGCTAGTAGTTAACTGTATACCTTGGGTGTGCCCGCGGCCATTGCCATGTAATCCAATTGCGATTCTGCGTCTTCGCCAGTCATTTCTGCCCGGATCTGTTCAGTCTTGGCTTCTGACAGTCCTGCATCAGCCAGGCGCTTCTTGTCTTCTGGGGAAGGTTCGCGTGATTTGGCTGCTTCTTGACCTTGTGAGATCATTTGAACAACTTCTTCATCCGACGGCAAGTAAGTGTTGGCTTCTTTCACACCCAGCACATACAAGGTATCAGCAAAAGGCTTCTTGACCTTCACATACATTTCTGGTGTGAGTGTGCCTGATTGTGCCATGCCCTGAACCATGGTGTACAGATCAGTTTGGCATTTCTGTATAATCTGCAGGCGACCCAGCGCATTCTCTTGGCTCATCATTCCCAGCGCCAATTCCATATGGATCTGTTTGCGATCACAGAAGTTCATGTCATCCCAGGCTTGATAGTCCAGGAACACAGGCTTCTTGTCCGGGTGATACTTGGCAGCCAATTTCTTAACGCCATAGTCATCACCGTACTGAATCAAGGTGCGCCACACCAGCCATATGGCTTCTTTGAGGCCATCAGCCGCATTGCGTACTGTGTTGTCCTGAATGATCTGGTTGGGCGTTAGTGCCATCTGCAGTTTGATGCCTGAGTTGCCTGGAGCCATTACTTCGGGATTGAACACATCTTGTGGTGTGGTCATACCTACCATGGCCATTGTATCTTGTTGGATACGGTTCATGGCCACTTCCAGAAACTGCAAGTTGCCCGAGGGAGGAGGCAATTGATAAATGTCTTTGGCAGGATCAAACTTTGAGTCTAATATAAAGATTGCTGATTCGCCATCTTGCAACATCTCAAAGTCCAGGCGATCTGGTTTGACACCAATGCGTGGCGTTGCTGTTAACAAGCCCAATTGTATTTCTGCACGAGCCGCTGAGGTGTTGTACTCCTGCATAGGGATCACACTCTCTGCGATACTCATTCCATAGAAGTTGCCGGGCAAGGGTTTTGGACACATATTGGCCACTGGGATAAATTCCACTTCGCGGGCTGAAATAATATATGTGCCAGAGTAAATTAACTCCACCAACTCTAGTTCACCATCACCATCAATGTCGTATCTGTTCCATACAGTGACAATTGATACTTGTCTTGAATAAGGATCAGCGCCTGCTGAACTGTTGACCGGTATGCCCATGACAGGTACTGAGTCTCTAGCGTGAATGGCCAGGTTGTTCAGCACTGAGCCTGCTTGATACGCACCATTCATGTTGTATTCAGCATGTGTGCTGAACTCTTCCAGGTCAATGTCGGGATACAGTTCAGTGGCTTCCTGGATGGTCATTGGGTCATAATAACCACAGAAAGGTTGATCACGCATTTCACTCACTGTGGGATCACAGATCCAGTAGTGCTGTGCAATGGGACGGAACTTCACACGCAGGTTGTAGCCTGTGAGTTTGTATTTGGCAGTATAGATGGTGTTGCGGTTGATGGCATCGTTCAGTATGTCTTGCTGACCTTCTGCTGAAGCAGCCTGCATTTCTTGCATCTGGGCCATCATGTCTTCTGGTGATTGATCTTCGCCCAGGTTTTCAATCTGAGCGTCAATCATGGTCTGCACTTGTTCTTCGTTTTGGTCACCCAGTAGGCTTTGCACTTCGGCCATGACCGCTTCTAGGTTTACACCTGTGCGTCTGCGGCTTTGGCGTAAGGCTGTGAGACTGGATTCTGCGGCCTGCTGTTCAAATGCACGAAGTTCATCTGCTGTGCCTTCTGTTGTGACATAACGAGTAATGGGTTCACGAATAGGCATGACCATCAACATACCATTCTTGTGCATGTTGGCGTCCATGATCCAACGCTCTAGGATAAAGTGTGGATCGTTCTGTTCGTTTATGACTTCCGATGCCATGTTTGTGGCTTGTCGTGCGGCTTCTTCATCTGACTCACCATCAGCCACAAAGTCAAAGTTCACTTCACCGTTGGGAATGAGTCCTTTGCTGATCACTGCGGTGGCGTAATCTACCACAGGCTTCACTGACGGGTGAATATAATCTATGCCGTTTACAGGCGCAGTAGAATCAGTGACAGCAAGACACAGATAATGATAATCGCTTGCTCTATTGATTGCATTCTTGGTTCCTAGGTAGCGTAGATATGAAGCCATCTTCACATCCATCAGGTTCTTCATACGCACAAAGTTGGCGTTGATCTTTTTGTTTTGGTTAATGTCATTAACGGGAATATTTTTTATGTCCAGCACGGCGGTTTTCCTTGTGTGTTGTGTTATTTAGCGGGTGGGGTTTATTCCACCTCAAACAGCGTGTGGAATGTAGTGGGGTTGGCAGCCTCGTGCCAGGCATCAATGCGTTTCTCGGCTATCTCAACATAAGCAGGATCCAGTTCGCAACCAATATACTCGTGACCCAGTTCCACAGCCGCACAGCCGGTAGAACCAGAACCCGTGAATGGATCTAATACAACGCCACCTGGTGGTGTGATCAGTCGAATAAGATACTTCATTAGTTCTATTGGCTTGACCGTGGGGTGGTTGTTGCCTTGTGATTGCGGTATCTCTGCTTCTCGCCCTGTTGCTTTTAGAATCTTTTGAACTTCGTGTTTGAGTCCGTGAACAAAGATTTTACCAACGCCAGGCACATAGACCATCTTGCCAGGACAACTGCCAGTAGTATTGGCATCGATCAATGTGCCATCTTCCGCAACATATTTGCCATCAACTAATAACAGTAGATCTCTTGTGGTTGATGTATCTAAATCTACATAACCAATGTGTCTCTCCCGGCGGCTGACTTTGGGACAGTAGAAATACTTCTGATAGTCAGGGATCTCACCTAAGACATTGCTTGGGAAGCGGCCACCATCAGCGGGTTGCCATATTGTAATATCATCATAGACTTTGTCAGTGTTTTCAGCACTGAAGTTTTCATAAGTGTTCTTATTGCCAACACCACCTATCATTGGATCATCTGTGGGTATTCTTGTGGCATCAATGTTTAGGGCACCCACACCCCACTTGACACAGTTGTCCTTTATGCTGCCTTTTAAAGGTTTGCGGGCCAGGGCAATGGGTTCGTGAGCGGGCTTGAGTGCTGTGCCCCATCCTGACCATTGTTGTGCGGTTGGGTCAATAACTTTTACTTGACCAACTTCTTTTGCTTGTGTGCTCCATTCCTCTCCTGCTCTAACACGAGCGTGATCAGTCTGACCAAATCCTGCGTTTTTTGTTGTATCAACTATCTTATCGTATTTGATATCCATAACTTCTTCAAACACACAACCGTAACCTTGACCTTCGTGACTTTTCTTTAATCTGTCACCATTGATGTCTGGCAGTTTGCGATAGATTTTATCGCTGTCTGGATGTTGGTATTTGTCTCCATCTAACTTGATCATCACAGCAGGATCAAAGCGTTGTTTGTCAGGTTTACCGTAGATGGCTTTTTGTATCTGTCGGCCAACATCTTGTGATTTGGGAAAGCCTGAACTGTAGATCCACATTATCTGATCACGGATCTCAAAGCCTGCTTGCTCCAGGGTCACAGCAAGGTGATGGTATGTGCGAGCGGCACTAAAGGCCAATATATGCCCACCAGGTTTGAGCACACGCAGGCATTCCTGATATGTTTCCAGGGCACCGGTGTTGGCGTCCCACGATTTGCCTAGAAAGTCTATGCCGTAGGGTGGGTCTGTCACAATGGCGTCTATGCTGTTGTCCGGGAGAGATTTTAGGGTCGTGCGATTGTCGCCCTGTAAGATTTGATATTTCATTTTGTTTCCTTTGTAGCAAATATCTTGACAAGTATTTAATGTAAGATTATCTTGGGACGGTTTACTTCTGTCAAGTGACAAGCCTGACAAGCAACAGGTTCATCGTCCTGGGGTATTTCAAATATTTCCTGACTCACAGCGGCGGCATTTAGAGTGTGCCGCATTGCCATCATATGAGCCTCGCACAGCAAGGTGGCACCCTGATCGCCAATGGTCACAAGGTGTGTGGCTCTGGGAACCGCATTCCAGGCTTGTCCGTATTCGTCTATGGTTTTCATGTGATTTCTTTTTTCCAGATATAAATTTGATCTTGTTTGGCTGTGTTGGATTTTTGTCCCAGGGGTTGTGGTCTTGCTTCTATCTGGGCTGCTGGTGGCAATCCCAGTGCTTGAGCCTGTTGATACATTTGGGGTGTGATATTGAAACAGATAGTTCCTCCAGGTTGTATATGTGACAGACATTTTTCAAACAATGGTATAAAGAAATCTTGATAGAATGCTGTTTTGCTTTGCCAAGGTGTCATGTGTGGATAAAGTTCCAGATTCACATAAGGAGGACTGGTCAGAACAAAATCAAAATCAATGCCGGACCAATCAGCCTGTAAACAATCTTCCCAACGCATGGCTAGCCTGGAATCATTTAGACGGCTCAGCATTGAATCATAAGCAGGTTTGAGATTGGTGTTGGTGTCAAATCCTGTGTATTCAATACCCAGCACATGAGCCGCCAACATACGACCGCCCCAGCCTGCTGTGGGATCCAGCACACGACCAGCAGAGTATTTCTTGTAGATATATTTGGCTGTGCTGGCTTTGAATACACTTATACTTCCTGTGTTCATTCTGTAGCATTCAAATATGTCATTGGCTGGTATGCGATTTTTTCTGTTCTTTTTGATTGTGCTCTGTATTAGTCTTTCATACTCTACAGGGTCATGAAACAGATCTCGCAAATGTTTTTTGTTGTGTCTCTTACAGTCTAACATATTGGCCAATTGATAATGATAGATAAACGGATTACCAAAAGTATTGCCTCGGTTGGTCACGGCTGTGTAGTTACGCAAGCGGTCCAGGTCCCAGGTCAATTGGTCGTCAGACAGTTGCTTGTGAGTGAGAATGTCATTCCAGGTTATTGATCTATAATCAGACATATTAGTTTGCTGAGTAGGCTTTTTTCCAGGCCGGTTTGTTTGAATCGTCGTAGCGCACATAACGATCTCGTTGTGCGGCCATTCGCTGAGCCGGGCTCTTGTTGTCCCAGGGTTCAGCAATGCCTTGCAAGCAGGCCAGGATGGCATAACGAGCAGAGTCAATACAGTCATCTGGGTCACTGAAGCGACCCTGTTGATCCACATAGTAGTTGGAGGCTTCACGCAAGAAGACCACACAGTTCTCATTCACCTGTAGACTGCCCACTTCCAACATCTGTCGCATCTGGTTGATACCATAGCTCTTGTGGTTGGTCACTCGACCTTGTGGGTCAGGTGGATTCATAATGGCGCCGTCTATGACATTGAGTTCGTATTGCTCGAAGAGTTCTCGGATACTTGTGCTCGACATGGTGTAGCGCCCGGGGGTGCTTGCATCTGCAGGTAGAACAATTGGAGTGCCATAAACCTCTGGTCTCAATAGGTGACTGATATACTGTGTGGGGATTGCTTCCTCAACTCCTTGAACCACAATTTGTTTGTGCAACCAGGCTGACCGTTCATACGGATCCCAATACATCAAACTGATAACTGTTTTGTCATTGACCAAGCCCAGGTCCAGTGCAATCACTCGCTGTATGTTGGGCATGCTGGCAAAGTCAATTGAACCTGACTTGTAGGTTGGCCAGTCACGAAGTTGGAACACAGCACCTTTGCCCATGATAGGCCGCCCTTGCATACGAGCCTCGCGTTCGTGCGGAAGATAGTCTCGCTCCAGTTGGCGTCGCGTGGTGTTGAGTAGGAATGGTTCACCCCATAGATCGTATTCGGGCACATCATCCCAACTCACACGAATGTAGTCATAGCCTTCTTCGCGATTCCAAAACTTTGATACAAGTCCATTCAGGCCTTTCAAGGGTGTAAACGAACACAAGATCATGCCTTGTGTGGTGGCTGTTCTTGTGACTATCTCACTGAAGAAGTCATCCGGTGGCTGTTCATCAAACACCGCAAGGTCCAGTTTGAAACCCTGTAGTTGACGCACCTCTTGTGTGTAGTTGGCAAACAGCAGATAACTCTTGCCACCTGATGTGTGCCGGATCTCTATGCCAATGGCGTTGGCACCATCACCACGCATGGTGTCCTGTATGATACAGTCACGGGGAATGGCTCCTGTGCCTAGGGCATCACGCAGTTTGATGTCAGGTGAGCCCAGCAGTTCTTGTTGTAGCACCAGAGCAACTTGGCTCCATCCTTCACCAGCCACCATACAAGTAATGGGCTTGCGGAACCTGTGTCCCTGCCACCAAGACGGATACTGTCCTGTGAGATGCATGGCTGTTTCGTAGCAGGTGCTCACTGTCTTGCCAATTCGGTTGGCTGCCAGAATGCCTCTGCGATCACTGGTTGTGACAAAGAACTCTTTCTGATGTTCAAATGGTCTGAAGTATCGCAGTTGATTGTACACCATGTCATCCGCTGTGGCAATGGCCAAGTCTCTAAACCGTTCCTGTGTCACATGATCAAACTGTGCAAGACTGTCTGGCGTGAGACTGTGTTGATCACAAACTGATCTCACAGCCCTGCGCATCAACACGCCTGGGTCAAGCACAAGGCACCACCAGACTGGGTCCAATGCCCCGAACACTTGACCAATTATAACTTGCTGGCCAATGACTATTGATCAATCGAGTTTTCATTAGTTTGCCAGT